TGTTTTGTTCTATTAAGTTTGTGATGTCGTGAGGTTGTTCTTGCAAAGAAAAGATAGAGAGGAAAGTATAAGGCATCTTTGGCTTCGCAAAGTGATTATGACCTTTTAATGTTTCCTCTCCAGCTTCGCTTTCTTCGGTTGATTTCCCTTTGGTGTCGTAGTTGTAAAATTCATTCTTGTGTTTGTCTAACACCTTGTCAAAAAAGGTAGTAAAGCAATATTCATCAGTCCACCATTCTGTGCGGACAACTTTCGTGCCTGCCTTTCCTTTAACCTTTTCTAAAATATACGCCTTATGTTCTGGGAAAGTATCAATAAGTTTCTGGGCTGTGGTTTCTATCTTTTCCCCTATCCAACCTACAAAGTCGCCAAACTCATCTACATAGCCTGTGGGTTCAAATAGGAAGTTCTGGGGGTTTCTAACTTCTACTGTGATGTCTTTAGTAGTTTCGTCCCAACCGTATTTAAGAATAGCTGTGAAGTAAACTCCCCATTGCCAAACCATAATTCCTAGTTTCTTTCTAAGTAAGAAGTTCTCTGCGTGGAATTGAAGCATTGTCTTTAATCCTTTACTTGCTTCTTTACCTTGTGGCGTGTTATCGCTAAAGACAACTGGCTCTGGGTTTTTAGCTAATGCTTGCGGAACGAATGTAGCTGTGCTTTGGAATAATAGGTTTTTAGATACTGGCACTTGTCGTCTGGTGTTGCCGAACTGTAAGCCGAGTAGATATTTCTTGCACTCTTTTTGTCGTGGAACTATTTTAGAAGAATAAGGAGCATAGTCGCCTTCATATTGTTTCTTTAAGTCTAAAAGTTCTTCATCAGAAAGGTCTAAGGATAGTTCGTCTTGATAGTCGCCTACTACTCCTTCTTCGTCAGAGTTGCCAGTATAAACTTTGTTAGTGTGAGAACTAACTAGGTCGTCCACTGCTGATATATTGCGTTGGAAATTATCTTCTTCCATTTAATTATTTCATTCTTAATGCTTTTGATTTACTACTTTTTTTTGCATCAGTATTCTTGAAAGGATTTGTATGAGCAAAATAATCTTTTTCAGATTTATACCCTTCTCTTTTAACTCTCCTAGCTCTATGAGCTAACATAGATTTTTCTTGCTTGTTAATTTCTCTCTCAAATTCTCTTGCTCTTGGATTATCCATAAATAAAAAAACGGTACGAGCTTTTGGCTCGTCCGCCTATTGGTTAAGCTAGACTTTTAATACCTATAATTATACACCCGATGGTATTTTTGTGTCAATAGGGGATAACTCTTGGAAACAAAAACCGCCTAATGAGGAGAATTCCTCAAATGAAGCGGTTTAAGTCTGACAAGACTTTACGTAAAACAAAGTATAACATATTTTACGACCAAAGTCATTTTTTAGGTTTACATTTTTTATCTAGCCAGTGTAAAAAATCCCAATCAGAATGTTTTATATGATATTCACCGTCTTTGTTAAATTCAGCAATAAAGTCGGCTAGATTTTCCAAAGAGAACCACTTTTGTTTTCTATAATCCTTTGGTGGTGTCATTTGTAATATTATTTTTATCTAATAATCTATGTTTTTTAGCCCAATTATAAACATCAGCTTCATCTTTTTCGTCCACCACACAACCAATAACTCGGTCATTTCCTTTTAGTATTGTTAATGTGTTCCCTTTTCTATAACCAATAAATAAACTTAAGGCATACGCTTCATCACTACTACAATATCTCTTAAATGTAAATTTAATTTTTTTCATAATTATATTCTAGGTTTATAATCTGTGGCAGTTCCCTCCGCTTTAGAGTCGTCTTAGTCTAATCTATAGCCATATTCCTGTAACTTTGACAGTGAATAGAACTCCTTTGTCCACATCACTGTTGTATAATCATCTCGTTTCCAATCATTTAGCCAGCGACTATTTCTTTCTTCTGTCAGTTCATTCCATTTTAAGTTTCGTGGTGAATTAGGTAATCCTTTACGCCACGGATGATTTTGAGCAGGTGGTTTTCTGGGTATCTTCACCAACTCAGCTTCATATTGAGCTAAATCAAGCAACCCTTTCCACTCGTTCTTCATAATTTTCATCATACCAACTACCAAGAGTAATAGACCTATCTTTTTCAAGTAGTTTTTGTATCTTGGGGTAATCGACCTGTCGTCCTAGTTCGTTTAAGTAGTAATAAAAGTTCTTTTTTATTAACTGCTTAATGGCTTGTTCCTGTTTTTCAGGTAAACCAAGAGACTCTATGGACTGTAGAGTTTCCGCCAATAGTTTTTTATAGAGGGGTATTGGCAACAGAAAGCCCTCATCAAATAGTGCTTGCATACATTACATTACTTAACATTACGCAACTGCTAATAGGCGTTATGCTGTCTTTAATGTAGCAAATTTAATATAAAAAGTCAAGTTGATAACTCCAATACTCTAAAATTCTTCTCTATTTTAACATTTGATACTTTTCCAACACCATCAAAGTCTATTTTGACACTCCCATAAACTACATCAAATACTCCAAGAGCTTCAAGAGCTTTCATCATTGCCCATTGTTTAGCTTCTTTGCCCTGAAGAATTATCGTTGTATTCATTAAAAATCATTATTATCACTTCCTGTTGAATAAAAGGACTTGAATTGTCTAGCTGGGATAGTGCCGTCTACGCTTGAGCCTCTAACTACGCCTGCTAGAAATCTATTATCACGAGCTATCACTTGTGCTTCTTCGCCTCCAAAACGGTCTAATCCTACTAGAGCGTATATCATAGACATAAAAAAATGGTCGGGTCCCTTTCTACGCCACACCCAACGCCAGCCATATTGCGGGTCATTCTCTTCGCCTGTTATTTCCTTAATACGATAAACATTCAAGCAGTGTTCAAAGAAGGGTTGCCAATCTTCTTTGCTTCCGTTGAATGTTATTCTTTGCTCGTTGATTTGGTCTACTACTAATTGTATCTGCCTATTTCTATCTACTAAAACCTTGCCTTGCTCTTCGTTCTCGCCCCAACGAATAAGCTCTTTGTTTTTTGTTTCTTTGACAAACCATACAAGGAACACTCTGCCTGGATATTTGGCTTGTAGTTTTCTAATTCCTATTAAGTCGCCACCTTGGTCAGCTACCAACACCCAATTCTTATGTTGAAACATTAACTTATCTATCTCATCATAAGGGTCATAGCCAGCTTGATTTACTTCTTGAGGACTTTGGCAATAACCATAATAGAACACGCCTTGTTTATTCATTAACGTGTAATAAATATCGTGTCCTGTATCTACTCCAATAATCACTCGTCCTTCTTGCAAATTAACATTAGGCGATAAACACTTTGAAAGAGTTAGAAGCGAAAGCAAATCATTAGGACTTACATATGGTTCGCCTAACCACTTCTGCTTATAGAGAATAGGTCGCCTTAACCTATCGTCTTCAATTTCCTTTTTTATAACATCAGGGAGAAATCCGTATTTCTCTGCTATGTCGTAGTTTACATTGATTACTAAAGTGTTTGGTCGTCCTTCTTCAACCAATCTAGTATGCACTGGGTCGCTAACAGTTAGTCTGTTGTAAGTATATATAATCTGTGAACCTTCTTTACGTACTGTTGGAGTCAATACTTCAAGACTTGTTTTAGTAATAGTCTGTGCTTCTTCTACCCAAGCTATATCAATACCTTCAATAGATTTGATTGATTGCTCGTTATTCCATAATCCTTTAAATATAAAATCAGAACCTGTAACTCTGTTAGTGATTGTTTTATCAGTGACAACAAAGTCATTGAGTTGATATTCTTTAATTAAATCACAAAGTAATTGGTGAGAACTTTCTGCAATAGAGTTTTGAAATTCACGAAAACAACCTACTCTTATTTTATTTTGTCTGGCTCTAATTAAAAGAACTCTCGCTACTGTGTGAGATTTAAGTGAGTATCTTCCACCATAAACTGCTGCTTCACGCCAATCACTGTTAAATAATCTACGATATTCACTGGGGATTTCCATTATCACTTCCGTTGGGTTTTTCATTTAAAAATTTTACTAGAATAGGCATTAGGACATTTATATTACTTGTCTCTTCTGTTGATTGTTTAGCCTTATCCATTACCCTGTCGTGTATTTCTTTAATAGCGGTCATATCACCTTCTAGGGCTTTTGCTATAAGGATTGGTCTAATTAAAGGTAAAGATTCTCCTAATGCTTCTTTGTATTCTGCAACAAGTTCTTTAGTGGCTTTCTTTATTATCTTGGTTTCTTCAGTATCTGGTTTTCTTCCAGGACCAGGAGCAGTACCAACATCAAATGTGCCATCTTCTTTCCGTTTAATTCCGTTTTCTACGGTTTCTTCTTCCATGTTAAACTAAACCATATATCTTTAGTAAAGCCTTGTTCTCTTCTTCACTTACTGGACTAGCATCGGTGAAGAATTGATAACTCTCTGTATCTTTTAAGAATTGTAAATCTAAACTAGCGTTTCGGTCGGTTGTTCCTAAGTGGTATCTGATTTCTTTACATTTAAGTATGCGTAAAATAGCGAGGTCGTTTTTCTTTTTTTGTTCTAGTGTTGTCATTTTATTCTAATTCTTTGCCACATACAGGGCAAAAGTTAATAAATAAGTATTCTGCTCCATTTATTCCACAATGTTCTTGGTCAATCATATTCCTTGAAATAAATGGAAAATTGGATTCTTCTATGTTTTGACATCCTAAACAATTTTCTTTATTATCTGTTGTCATTTTTTTAATAAATCTTTTAATGCTTCTTCTGGTATTATACCATATCCATATTTTCTGCTTTCCCCGTGTTCATCACAACACCAAGTTTTTTTAGTTGCCTCCCATTTATACATATTATTAAATCCATATAAGCCTTTTTCCAAAGACAAAAAATCCTCACCACAAGATTCTATTAGCTGTGAAAGAGTTGTTTTAGTTTCCATATTGTTTTAAATGTATAGAACTTAATTACGAATAGTATCGGAGGTTTTAATTGTTTGTGTGTCTTTCTTATTGCAAACTCAACCTTATTTGCACAAGAACGACATATCTTTAACTTACTATGAATTGTTTTAATTTCTGGGATGAAAGGAAAGTGTAGTGTCCTTTTTCTAGGGTAGAAACTTAACTTATGGCATTGTTCGCATTTTTTAAACATTTGAGTTAATAAATTCGTTTAACATTTTTTCAAATTGTTGCAAATTTCTTTCTTTTTCAAGTAGTGTTCTTGAATACCAATTTTCAGATAGAAAATTACTAAATATATCTTCAAAGATTTTTATTACCTCATTATCTTGTTGAATAGGTATTTTTTTTCCATCTACTTGTTCAAGGTATTTTAAATTTTTTGGTTCATAAGTTCTTCCACAAGGACAACGCCACTGTGTCCAAGTATCATCACTATATGGTTCTAAATTACAACACTTTGATTTAATCATTTGAAAAAATTATTTAACTCCTTTGAAGACATATTTTGTTTAGGTTTAGGACTATCGGGATTATTCTTTCTACCTGAAAGATTACCTGTCTTTATAAACTTTAAATCGCCTTTATAATGTCCTTTATGTTTAGCCATTACTTTTAATGCTTTGCTTCTGCTTGATGTTTCCATTGTTTTTTATGATGTGCCTGTGGGGAAAGGTAATGGGCTAATCTATCCATTCATTTTTAGCTTAGTTGAAATTCCCCCACCGACACACCATTTAATTAAACTAATAATAACTAATTATACCATATTTCTAAAAGTTCCTCATTTGTCTTCCTAAAATCTCTAACTGTAAATCTTCCTGAGTCCTCTTTGGTAAATCTATGAAAGTATTGGTGGTTATGGCTCGTAATGCTATGTGCAACCCATTCTTGAAAGCAT